AGGCTATTCCGTATTGCAGGTAGTTGATGCGGTAGCTGAAGTTACAGGAATAAATGTCGATTTGTCTTTCCATGACCGTAGAGCAGGGGATGTGGACTGCCTGATTTCTGACGTTGAAAGAATGAAGACGCTCTTGACTTTTGAACCGGAACACGATATAGTGTCCATTATAAAGTCAATGAGGAGCTGAACATGCCTACTGTATATGCCGAAGTTGATCTTGCAGACTTTGATGATGAAGACTTGATCAAAGAACTTAGATATCGCGGCTATGACATTGATCTTGAACCTAGTATGGAAGATGTCATATGGCGCTATAAGCTAGGATATATAGAGGATGCAATGATAATTCTGGAGAGAATTTATCCAGAATTATATGGAATCAGTAAACTTGTAGGAGAAAAATAATGGATATCGTAATTACTCTAATCGTTGTTGGTGCTTTGGGTTATGTGGCCTGGAGATACTGGCCAAAGCCCGCTTCGGATGACATGACAGATCCAGCTGGTGCTTCTGCTGCTGCTAAGGTCGCAGAAGAAATTAAGCAGGCGGCTGATGTCAATAAGGACGGCAAGGTAAATGTTGCTGACGCTGTTGAAGCAGTCAAGAAGGTTCGTAAGCCTCGCGCCAAGAAGGGCTAAAATAGAATTGCGGATGTGGTATAAGGGTTGTGCCCTAGCCTTCCAAGCTAGTGAAGATCGGTTCAAATCCGACCATCCGCTCCAATAGGAGAAACCAATGCGTAGAATGTTTGTTGCATCTGTCGCGCTACTTGGTATGATGACGGTGGCTGAAGCGCAAAATTACCATCGTCATCGTTATAATCCGCCACCTAGGCATTATCATCACCACAGACCTAAGCAACATAATGTTTTGCCTTGGGTTGCTGGTGGTCTTGCTTTAGGTGTTCTGGGTGCAATGACATATGACGCATGGGGTCGACCTGTTCATCAACCTCGTTGTTGGGATGAAATGATTGGCTATGATCGCTATGGTCGTCAAGTGTGGGAACGTTACTGTCAATAGGTGAAACATGAGTGATGTTGTTATGAAGAAAGCACCTCAAATCGAAGTTGTGAGTGTTGTTGAAAATGATGATGGTTCTATGAATGTCACCTTTGACATGGATCATGAATCAGTTATTGCTTTCGCTAAAGTTGGCTTACTGAAAGTCTTGACTGATGCAGCCAAAGATATTCTGAATGAAGAAGTTGATGACAACGTAGGATGTTGAGATGAAAGTTTATATTGGTGGTTATGGTCATCGCTTTACAGCTTTTGGCATACAAGATTGGTTAATGGAAAAACGCCACACCAAAGAAGTTTGGTGGAGTCTTGAGCCTGAAAATTATGACAAGTGGGACACTCTCATCGAAAAGACTGTTCTTAGTCTTCAATGGATTCTTGATAAGACAATCAATAAAATCACAGATGGTGAACGTAAAGTAAAAGTTCGCATCGACTACTATGATACATGGTCGATGGATCATACCCTCGCATTGATCATTCATCCAATGCTTCTTCAACTTAAAGAAAAAAATCATGGTTACTTTCATTCTGATCCTGAGGATGCTCCTCACATTGGTCAAGATGAGAGTGCCGACTTTACTAATGATGCAAAGGCTGAAGATCGTTATAATTGGATCATGGATGAAATGATCTGGACTTTTGAACACATCAAGAATGATGATAGTTATGAACTGTTTTATACCGAAGAAAAAGGTTGGGACCGTGAAGCTATGAACGCACACGAAGAACGCATTAAGAATGGTCTTCGTCTCTTTGGTAAATATTTCCGCGGTCTTTGGGACTGATTATGGTTGTGTGTAATCACTGTAAGAAAGAGTATGAACCACTCTTTGATGATAACAATACTCAAGCCATGCAATGTGCATCTGAAATTACACACTGGATGGATGGTAGCCTACGCCTTATTGGTTTCTATGGTTCAACAATCGCCGATGGTAACATGTATGAGGTCTTGACATCTGCATACAGACCTGGTATAATCTGTGATTCCTGTATTGAGACAGGACTAGAAAACTTTCACTTCAAATTAATCTCCACAGATAACTATCTCTGAAAGGATATATTATGGCTAATAGACTGAGTGAATATGGGCTCAATGTTCTTGAGGTCCAGTTCAAGCAACGTGCCTATGATGGCAAGTGGGAACGCATCGCAAAGATTGTCGATTACGACAACAAGTACACTTATAGCACGGAATCAGGTAGCCGTGTTAGTTTGATCCCTGAGAAGTGGGTCACTCTCGGTGTTTATGACTATCTTATGGAGATTGAAGAATAATGGCTACTAATCTTAAACTCATTCGCCTTATCAGTGGCGAAGAACTCATGTCTGAAGTTTTGAATGAAACAGATACAACTATCGAACTAAAGAATCCTGTTCGTGTTGTTCTCATGCCAAGCAAGACTGATCCGAAAACTCCTACCGTTGGTTTTGCACCATGGTTTGATTTTTCTGAACAGAAAGAGTTTACAATTCATAAGGCCCATGTTATAGTAACATCTAAGCCTGTGCAGGAGTTTATCAATCAATATAACTCCATGTTCGGTGGCATCATTGCCCCTCCCTCCTCTAAACTAATTGTGTGATGAAAACATTCTACACCAACGTACAAGTTTACGGTTCTAAAATCTTATATCGTGGTGTTGATCAGGGGCGGAGAGTAAATCTCCGCTCTGATTATTTCCCGACCTTGTTTGTGCCGTCTAACAAACCTACACAATTCACAACAGTCAAGGGTGAGTATGTGGCTGAAATCAAGCCAGGCACTATTCGTGAATGTCGTGACTTTGTGAAGCAGTATGATGAAGTACAAGGCTTTAAGATTTATGGTAATCAGAAGTACGAATATACATTCATTGCTGATCGGTTCTCGAACGATGTTGATTGGGATCTAGATCACATTCGTGTCTGTAATATTGACATCGAAGTGGGTAGTGAGAACGGCTTCCCTGAACCTGATGATGCAAACGAACCTATCACAGCCATCACATACAAGATGGGTGAGAAGTTCGTTGTTTTCGGTTGTGGTGACTTCAATAACACCAGAGATGATGTTCAATATATCAAGTGCCGTGATGAGATCGACTTGATCAAGCGGTTCATTGACGAATGGTCTGGTGATTATCCTGATATCATCACAGGCTGGAACGTTAAACTCTTCGATATTCCCTATATTGTCAATCGTATCACTCGCCTGCTTGGTGAAGATGTGGCTAAACGTCTTTCGCCTTGGGGTGTTCTCAATCAACGAGAAGTCAACTTTGGGCCTGGTCGTCAATTCAATACCTACATTATTCTAGGTATCTCTGCACTTGACTATATTGATCTTTATCAAAGATATGCTCCTGAAGGTAAGTCTCAAGAGTCCTATAAACTCGACAACATCGCACATGTGGAACTTGGTGAACGCAAGCTCTCATATGAAGAGTATGGCAATCTACACACACTCTACAGAGATAACTACCAACTCTTTATTGAGTATAATATCAAAGACGTTGAACTCATCGAACGCCTTGATGATAAGCTGAAACTCATCGAACTGGCTCTGACGCTAGCCTATGATAGTAAGACAAACTATGATGATGTGTTCGCACAAGTCCGCATGTGGGATGCTCTGATCTATAATCATCTGCGTGAGAAGAATATGGTTCTCCCACCAGTTACTAAGCATAGTAAAGATGCTGCATATGTTGGTGCATATGTCAAAGAACCAAAACCTGGTCTCTATAATTGGGTCGCTTCGTTCGACTTGAACAGTCTGTATCCGCATCTTATCATGCAGTATAACATTTCACCTGAAACATTCTTGGAGCCTGAAAATTATGAAGATGTTCATCGCAATATTATCGTTCGTGGTGTTGATGTTGATCGGCTTCTTGGGGAGTCTGTGGTTACAGATGGGCTGAATGGTCATACTCTGACACCAAACGGTCAATTCTTTAGAACAGATAAGCAAGGCTTTCTACCTGAGATGATGGAGACTATGTACAATGACCGCTCAAAGTATAAAAAGAAAGCCATTGAAGCTAAAAAAGAACTTGAACTGGAAAAAGATCAAGCGAAGAGATTTGATATTGAGAAGAGGATTGCGAGATATAACAATCTCCAACTTGCCAAAAAAGTATGTCTTAACTCAGCTTATGGTGCCTTGGGCAATGAATACTTCCGCTTCTTCGATATACGTCAAGCGTCTGCCATCACTACTTCAGGTCAGCTATCTATTCGCTGGATAGAAAAGAAACTAAACGAATACATGAACCGTGTTCTTAAAACGGAGAATGAAGATTATGTTATTGCAAGCGATACGGATTCGATCTACCTTACTCTTGATAGACTTATCAGCAAGACTATTAGAGAAGAGAATCCTTCTGTTGGAACAGAACAAATCATCGCCTTCATGGACAAAATCTGTGAGGCTAAAATTCAACCGTTCATTGACAAATCTTATGGTGAACTTGCTGGATATGTTCATGCTTTCGACCAAAAAATGATGATGAAGCGTGAGGCTCTGGCTGATAAAGGTATCTGGACAGCCAAGAAGCGTTACATTCTCCGCGTTCACAATAACGAAGGTGTGCAATACGCAAAGCCTAAATTGAAGGTGATGGGTCTTGAGATGATCAAGTCATCTACGCCTTCGGCCTGTAAAGAGAAACTTTGGGAAGCCATTGATATCATCTTTAACAAAGATGAGGCTGCGGTCATTGAGTTCATCGAAAAGTTCCGCAAAGAGTTTCGCACACTTGAACCTGTGAACATTGCTTTTCCTCGCGGTGTGAATGGTCTCACCAAGTACAAAGGCAAGAACGGTGCTATCTTTGACAAAGGCACACCCATCCATGTTCGTGGTTCTTTGATCTATAACAACCTTATCAGTAAGAACAAGCTAGATAAGAAGTATGAGCTTATCAAGGAAGGTGAGAAGATCAAGTTCATCTATCTGAAAGAACCAAACACCATTCAAAGTGATATCATTTCTTTTACTAATGTTATACCTAAAGAGCTTGACATTGTGAAGTTTATCGACTATGATACACAATATGAAAAGTCTTTCGTTGAGCCTTTGAAGATTGTGCTTGATAGTATCGGATGGAAGACTGAGCATGTCAGTAGTTTGGAGGCATTCTTTTCATGAGTGAAACCTTTTGTCAACGACCATGGGGAACTTGGGAAGTCATTGATCAAGGTCCATGGTATAAAGTAAAAAGACTTATTGTTGAGCCGAATAAGAGTATCTCACTTCAATATCACATACATAGAAGTGAGACATGGGCCATCACACAGGGTCGAGGTGAAGTTCGACTTGATGGTGATACGTTTCAGGTAAAACAAGGTGATACCTTTGTGGTACCAATTGGTGCAGTACATAAAATCACCAACATTTCAAACATCCAGTTAATCATAATCGAAGTTCAATGCGGTGAGATTACCGAAGAAAACGATATCGTGAGGCTGGGTAAGTAAGGAGAAACTTATGACAGACATATTTGCATCACTCATAAAGGAAACTGGTAATGAATATGCGAGCATTGTTGAAGAAGGTATTGAAGCTGGGGATGTTTCTGGTTTTATTGGAACTGGCAGCTATAGTCTTAACGCTCTACTTTCTGGGTCCATTTTTGGAGGGCTTCCTGGGAATAAAGTTACCGCTCTAGCAGGTGAACCTTCTACAGGCAAGACATTCTATGCAATCAATATTGTAAGACAATTCTTACAAGACAATCCAAAAGGCTTTGTATTCTACTTTGAATCTGAATCTGCTATCTCAAAGCAAATGCTTGAAGATCGTGGTGTGGACGTGAAGCGCATTGCTATCATGCCTGTTGCGACCATTCAAGAGTTTCGTACACAGGCCGTAAAGATCCTCGACAAGTATCTTGAACAGAAAGGTGAGAAGTTGCCTATGATGTTCGTGCTTGACTCACTCGGCAATCTCTCAACTGAGAAAGAAATGCAAGATATTGCGGATGGTAAAGACACCCGTGATATGACAAGAGCGCAACTTATTCGCGGTGCTTTCCGTGTTCTTACTCTCAAGCTTGGTAAGGCCAATGTTCCTCTGATTGTCACAAATCACATCTATGATGTTGTTGGTGCATATATGCCAACAAAGAAGATGGGCGGTGGTTCTGGGCTTGAGTATGCCGCATCCACAATCATCTTCCTCTCAAAGAAGAAAGACAAGACACTTGATGATGATGACGGTCGTACTGGTGCAGTAATCACCGCACACACCAAGAAGGCTCGTCTGACAATCGAAGATAAGAAGGTTGAAACTTGGCTAAACTATGCCAAGGGTCTTGACCCTTATTATGGTCTACTTGATATCGCGGAAAGAGCAGGCATCTTCAAGAAAGTATCTACTCGCTATGAATTGCCTAATGGTGAGAAGGCCTTTGAAAGCCAGATCAAGAAGAATCCTGAAAAGTATTTCACCCAAGATATCCTTCAACTGATTGACGAAGCCTGCCAGAAAGAGTTTCTTTATGGTGGTGAGACTGCTGTTGAAGTAGAAGAGGAAGACGCAGCATGATTGAACAAAATGATTTCCGCTTTCGTGATGATTTAGTAAAAACAGATGATGTTCAAACGGTACCAATTGAAGTCTTGACAGGGCCTTATAAAAATGTTATATATCGTTATGTCAAGGTTGGTGTCAAAGAGAAAGATGATGGTGAGGCTGTTCTTCAATTCCTCTATGATCTACTCGACACAGGTAACTTTTCTGAAACTTCGTTAAGGAACGACCAGAGATTTACTAACCATATTGGACTAATTCTTAATCATATGATACTTGAAGCTGCGGAGACTGAGAAGGATGACACTGGAAAAAACTATTCTGAAGAACCTACTCAGCAGCGAGGATTACTGCCGTAAAGTTCTTCCATTCATCAAAGAAGAATACTTCTCTGGTGAAGACAAGATACTTTTCTCACAGATCAATCAATTCATTGCAGAGTATAATCAGAGACCCACTGTTGAAGCTCTGACGATTGATATTGATGCCCTTCGTGGTGTTTCGGAAGATGAGGCTAAGGCGTGTAAAAACGCCTTGGCTTCTTTTGATTTCTCAGAAAAGTCCAATGAAGATTGGCTGCTAAAATCAACCGAAGAGTTTTGTCAAGAAAAAGCCATTTATCAAGCGATGATGAAGGCTATTGAGATTATGAATGATAAGAATGGTACTCTACAAAAAGGTGCCATTCCATCTCTTCTCACAGAGGCTCTATCTGTATCTTTTGATCCAAACATTGGTCATGATTACTTTGATAATGCTGATGACCGTTTCGAGTTTTATCACCGTGTTGAAGAAAAGATTCCATTCGATCTTGAGTTCTTTAATAAAATCACCAAAGAAGGTTTACCTAAGAAGACTTTGAATATTGCTCTTGCTGGCACTGGTGTTGGTAAGTCATTGTTCATGTGTCATTGTGCGGCTGCAAACATCTCGGCTGGTTTCAATGTTCTGTATATCACCATGGAAATGTCAGAAGAAAAGATTGCAGAACGTATTGACGCAAACCTTCTGAATGTAGATATCGCTGATCTTGAGAAGATGAGCAAAGACATGTATGATAAGAAGATTGAAGCGGCCAAAGCAAAGGCTCATGGTAAACTTATCATCAAAGAATACCCAACAGCGGCCGCAGGTGCAAACCACTTTAGAAATCTACTGAACGAATTGCGTCTCAAGCGCAGTTTTGTTCCCGACATCATCTATATTGATTATCTCAACATCTGCTCAAGCAGCAGAATTAAGGCAGGCGGAAATGTCAACTCATACACCTACATCAAATCAATCGCCGAAGAGCTTAGAGGACTTGCTGTGGAATTCAACGTACCTCTTGTTAGTGCCACTCAAACAACCAGAAGCGGATACGCAAGCTCAGACGTTGAACTCACCGACACCTCAGAGTCCTTCGGTCTCCCAGCCACCGCAGACTTGATGTTTGCGTTGATCACCAATGAAACTCTTGAGCAGCTAAATCAAATTCAAGTGAAGCAATTGAAGAACCGCTATAATGATCCAACATCAAACAAGAGATTTGTTATTGGTATTGATAGAGCGAAGATGAGACTTTACGATGTAGAAGATGCGGCTCAGGTAGATATTATTGATAGTGGTCAAACTCCTGTGTTTGAAAAAGGTAACTTTAATAATCGCGACAAATTTAAAAAACTAAAGGTGGTGTGATGAAGTATCGTAAGAAGCCAGTCATAGTTGAAGCACGAATACTTACAGAAGATAACATGGATGACCTTGCCAAATGGTCTAATGGTATTATTCGTATAAATGAAGCTTTTGAAACATGGATCGACATTTATACGATTGAAGGTATCATGAAAGCTCGTATTGGTGATTATATCATTCAAGGTATAAAAGGTGAGTTTTATCCTTGCAAAGCAGATATCTTTGAAGCAACATATGAGGAACTAGTGTGATTGCACACGCTCTCTTCCCAGTGCTTGTGGGTGAATTTCATTATCCTGATCATGAGAAGCTAAAAGGCATTTTCATGAAAGATGGTTTGAAATATTTCAACAAAGATGGTTATTCAGAAGAGTCAACAGGTCATGTGTCAATTCATCATGAACCTGATTTTAAAGAACTATATGCTTTCATGTCTAATTGTGTGAAAGAATATCTAGATGCTTTGCGTGTTGATGATAATTTTGATATCAACGTTGTTAAGTCTTGGTTGAATGTACTTGAAAAAAGATCGACACCAAAACACGCACATAGAGATGCTCACCTATCTATAACATATTATGTAAACACACCAGAAAATAACAAACAAAATATAGTTTTTTATAACTATGATCCTAACATGGAGCCTTTTGCAGGTTGCATTATGCACAACAATAGTAGAAATGAGTGGAATATTTTTAACTCCTATTCGTGGTCATTTGAACCTAAACAAGGTACAGTTTTTGTTTTCTCTGCTCAGATGATGCACGAAACAAATGGTGGTCCTCTTGTTGCCGACTCAGGTGTGAAAACAGTTGATGATCTAAAGAATAGACGTATCTGTATTGCATCTGACGTTGTATTAACATATAAAGAAAAAGCGGCCAAATCTCTTGGTCTTCAACCTGTTTCAAATTGGAGAAAGTTCTAATGAAATATGCAATCGCCTTTGTGAAAGTTGATGATGACTATTTGTGGGAAGTTTACGAAACAGCCACGGCTCAGGTCATCGAAAGGTTCTATTTTGAAGACGAGGCCATGGACATGGCTTCTTTCTATAATGATGGTGGTGGTTTTGCTGGTTTTACGCCTTCCTTCATGCTCCAGAGTGTTACACAGTCTGTTACAAATGTTAACGAAGAATTTACACGGAAATTCGCGTAAAACCACTGGTTCCTGGTGTGGCATTTTTGCAACATTAGACTAAAGTATTAGAAGATTTCTGCCGATTTTTATTGACCCTATCCGTGGCTCCTGTATATTGTATCCATAAGTTGAGAACAGGAGATCGGAAATGACCTACGAGAATTTGCTCCAGAAGCGTGAAGCCCAAGCTGCCGAGGCCGCAGCCCTTGTCAAAGCCTTTGTTGCTAAAGGTGGTCAGGTGACCTTTGTCAAGCCTGGTCGCAAGACGATCAAGACGTTCAACGTTTCTGGCTCTGTCGCCAACAAGGGCGCCAAGGCAATCACCCTCCGCAATTCTGGTTTGTTCAAACGATAAGGAGTCAATATGACTAAGACGCAAGAGACTGTTGACAAGTTGGTCGACGCCCTTCTCCGCCAA